AAAGAAAAAATTTGAGGATCTTATAAATGGCAGTAAAAATGATTTACGGATTGTTTCTAAAAGTAGTAAAATTTTCAAAAAAAATACAATTATTGTCAGTCAGTTTATAGATAGTATAGAAGAGTTGATAACTGTTAAAACAGGGTTGCATAGTAAGCTTCAAAAAATTAAACAGTTGGACATATCCTTTGAGGTAAAGAAAGACTTTGATTTACTTTGGAAAAAGTTTTTGGAATTAAAAAAAGCACTTGCTCAAGAGTCAAAAAATGGTATCTCTATAAATGCTTACTTAGAATATTTAGATGATCTTACTTTTATTGCTAAAATTTTTACTGAAAATTCGAGTCAATTTAAAATAATTACTAAAAAACAATCCCGTATACCTCCTCCTCCAAGCAATAATATAGTCGACTATTTAAATACTGGTAGGAATTTTTCTATATTAGGGGAGGCCGGTTCTGGAAAATCGACCAATTTACATTACTATGCAAATATTTTAATAGGTACGGAACTCTAAAAATTAGTTATCCCTGCCACTTTAAGTGAGATTGGCAGTTTCTGTACGGAGTCAGTAACAGTTGGTACTGAAAGGCTTATAGTAGGCATACATAAATATCTATTAAGTTGCGATTTGACAATAGGAATTGATGAACTCAAGTCGCATTTGAAGAATGGTAACTGTGTACTCATATTAGACAGCATTGACGAAGCTATATCTTCTTATAGTTGGATTATTGATGATTTGATTGAAATTAGTAATAAATATGTTAAAACACAGATAATTACTTCTTCTAGATTTTCAATTAGTAAAGCTATAGAAATACCTTTCGCACATATTAGTTTAGAACCATTTAATAAAGCCCAGAAACTTGAGTTTTTCAATAAATGGTTTATGGGTAAAGAATCATATGCTAAGAAAATCGAAGAACATTTATGTAACTGGAAAGAGCTTGATAAAGTTGTAAGTAACCCTCTATCTGCAACTATTTTATGTGTTTTATGTTCTAACGAGGTGCCTTTACCAAAAACGGAATCAAATCTATATAAAAGTCGATTTGATCTTTTATCTGGTGAGTTAGATAAGTATAAACAAATTAAACGATTGAAAACACCCGGCAACGTATTGCTTCCTTATATAACATCTTTTTCTTTCCATCTTCATTCAAATAAAAGAAAATCTTTTTCTTTAGATGATCTACGAAATTTTATAGACAATAATTCAGGTGAAACTCTAGACGATAAGGTAGAAATTATAGTTCAAGATTTATTGTCCTCAGAAATAATTTGTTTAAGTGGTATTGGGGAATACGACTTTGGTCATTTTAAATTTCAAGAATATTTAGTTTCTGTTGAGATTTCTCACAGGAGGGATTTCTCTGCGAGGAAGGAAATATATGATCCATGGTGGGATGAAGTCTTTATACTTTATTCCCAACACTCAAGTGGCATAAAGTGGTTATTTGAAAAGGCTGCTTTGGAAGCTGATTTCAATCAGATAAATAAGAAATTAAGGAAAATGATTTCATTAAGACCAGAAAGTGAACGTGGTAATTTGTACTCATTTCTAACATCCGTTTTGAATGCTAATAATAGTGAATCATGGGGAGACCAGGAATTAGAAGAATATTATATGGATGGTACCTTAGACAGAGAAGGTCCTCTTTATTGAGGCCTTCATTAACTAGGTTCGATCCTTCTTCAAAGTTTCTAATTTAGATGGTTGGGTAGTAGAAGGCTTTAATTCTAAATGAAGATCAGCTGTATTCGTTAGATTAAGTACTTTGTTATCTTGAATGGTTTTTTCCGAACCCAATATGACACTGACAGCTTTGTCTAGTGAATCCACGGCTTGTGGGGTTGCAGCTATGCCACTTAATATAGTTGAAACAATAACTATTCCACCTATTATTTTTCTCCAACCGGGTTTCTGTTTAGCTATTTCTGTTATTACAGTGTTCAAATATACCTGTAACATTTTTTTGGTTTCTTCCGGAATTTTATTTGAAGTTTTTATCATTACTTCAGCTTCTTTTACAAAATTGTTAACTTGTTCTATATCGATATTGGTTGGTTTGAAATATTCAATATCAATTTCCTCTTCCGTTTTTATATCATCGCTAATTACCATTAGTACCGTTTTGATTTCTGAAATAACTGATAATAATACTTCAACAGAAGTGGTGTCACTTGCGAATAAATCACTAGATGACTTACGACGAAATAACATGTTAACTATAGGAAGAAAAAATCCATTTATATTAAAATTTGGTCGTTGAGTTTCAGCTATTTTCAATTTAACTAGAAATCTATTAATTAAGTCTGTTACGCCTGTTGTATGAAGCTTTTTATTGAGACTATTGTGTTTGTTCATATCTACCAATAAAATTATCTTTAAACATGAATCCAATTCTATAGGAAAAGATTCAAAGCTTGGCAGGTAATCGGCTAGGTTTAGCCATTTTGATATTCTTCTTAGTCCATAGGATTTTAACTCATCTTCGTGTGCGGCGATAAGTAAAAAGGTTTCCTCAATTTTGCACAGTGTTTTATGTAAATTATGTAATTTATGTAATTTATACTGCATTTGTTTGGTATTCCTATCTGCTACTGACCTGATTCCTTTGATGTTAAAGGTAAAATTATCAAACCTCAATAGAGGAGGGGGTTAGGTAGAATCTATTTTTAACTCAAAGTTGTACTGTTGTTATAGATGCTTACTTGTATAAATGTTCACTAGAACTATTTCCCCAACGAAACCTTTTGTGGTCAGCCTGTGATTAATGCTTTCAATCCCCCACTTTTGCACAATAATTTGTTCCTTAAAGCCCGTGAGTAAAACCGGCATTTCTGGTTGTGCTTCTGGATTACCTACAGCGAACTCCATACTAAAACGGGCCTGATGCCGATTGATTTTTTTCCATTCTGATCTGACAGCTTCTATAGCCTGTTGCTCACTGGGGTAGGTGTTCCGCAGTACCTTTGGATTTTCATCAGTACCGGCCAGTACTGTATTGCGCTTGGCATATTTCTTATCATTCCAGTAACTCTGTACCCCTGTATATTCACCTTCTCTGTCTTGGGTTTGATAGATGTAGCTGAAGGTTTCAGATTTATCGATGGTTAGTGTGGGTAGTGGTCTGCCGCTGACTGTGGTGGCGTTGCCAATTTCTGTAAAAAGTAAGTTGCCGTCTTTGATGCTGGTTAATGCATCGTAGCGTTTTGCCAGGCGATTTAAGAATGATATGTCGCTCTCATCAGTCTGATCGATGTGGTCTATCAATTTAGTCGCCAATGTCGGGCTGATTCTGTCAGTGAGTTTATGGCGAGCGGCAATAGTTTTAAGTAAGTCACCCAGGGTGATTTCATGCCAGCTCTGTTCGCGTTTTACTTTTAGTGGGCCTTTAAAGTCTGCGCTGCGGGCGGTGATTTGCAGTGTATCTATGCTGCTTTGATTGCTGTAGCTGATCTCATCAACAACAAACGAGCCCTTGTAAGTCAGGTTGGAATTATCTGGCCCCGATTGTTTAAAGCCCAGCCATACTTTGATTATGGCTTTTTTTTCTGGCAAGGGTAGTAAGCCATCACTGTCATCAAGGCTGATGTCCAACTGATCGGCTTTGTTGCCGCGCTCATCTCGCAAGGTAAGTGATATTAGCCGGCCCTGGAATAAGTCGGTGACGTTTTTATCATTGATCAGAATACGGTATTCGGGAATATGATGTGACATGCTGGGCCTACAGTAAGATAGGTGGAGTTAGGCTAGGATACTTAATACATTGTTGATCAGACTGACCTGGCTTATTTGTCTGTCATCCACTTTGGTTAATTCAATACTAAACTCGATGCGCCTGGCATCACCGTTGGGGTAGAACAATGTTCTGCTATCGGTAATTTGTTTAATAATCCATAGGCCGTGCACAAAACCTTTACCATCAACCATTACATAGGGCTCACCGGTATTGGCCATAGCCCGTAATGTATCTAAAGAGAGCTTATCCCCAGCCAATTCAGGTGCCTGCCAGCCGCTGATCGTTTTTCGGTCTTCACCTGGGCCTAGATACTGATAACTTGGACTGTTACCAATACGGTTCTGGCTGTTGTGGCGCCAGCTGGTTGTTCTCTGCAGATCCTGATAGCTCAAGGTATTGATGGAGAATACAAACAGGCCGAGGGTCATTAACATGGTTTTACCTAGTTAAAAAGTTAATCTAAATCATTGAATGATGAGCGGGCGCGGGTGCGTTGCTGTTGCTCACGCTTGTTTATTTCTATGGCAATAAAACGCGCCAGTGCTTGTTCATCCATACCTGGAGCCGCGTGAATTTCAAGCTTTTGAATAACGACACCGCCACCTGTAGATGCAGCAGATTGCATACTTAACGGTGCTCTGTTGTCGAGGGCGACTGCAGGCATGGCCGTCATGCCGATGGCTAATCCTGCACCGGCTTGCTTCAGACGTTTACTGATATTGGTAATAGGGCTTAAGGTATTTTTATTATTGTCTAAGCCTTTCTCCAAACCGTGCATGACGCTTTGGCCATGTTTAATAAATACTTTACTGGGTGAGTTGATATCTAGTTTGTCTTTAAACCAGCCACTGATGTTATCGCCTACCCCCAAAATACTGTTTCTCAATGCAGCGGCTTTGTTGGTGATACCACTGATTAACCCATCAATTAGCATGCCGCCAAAATCACTGAATTTTTTTGGTAATTCTATGCCAAGATCGTTAAGCGCTTTGCTAATGCCTGCATAGATGACACCAAAGGGCGACCAGTTAAGCAATTTAGCACTGATATCAAGCAGTGCTCCACCAAAAGTACCGCCGACACCCTTCCACCATGATTTCAAATAAACCTTGAAAGCATTGAAATGTGACTTAGTAGCATTCCACGTTTTTCCCCACCAGGCCGCTATGCCATCCCAGTTGTTGTAAATTAAATAGGCGCCATAAGCGATGGCTGAGATAATTGCAATAATAGGATTGGCCAGCAAAATTCTGCCCAAAGCCAGAAAAGCTTTTCCTAGAAAGGGCAGGGCGACTCTGCCCAGCCACATTAAACCACTGCCCAGTTTGCTAAATAGTCCGCCTACTTTTAATCCACTCAGACCAACAGCCATTAAGCCGAAGCGCAATAAGGCAAAGGGCATCAGTAATGCGCTTAGCACTAAAGCGATGGCACCAAAGCCCAACAATAGGGCGCCGGCCACAGTGACAACTTTGGCGATGGTTGCCGCGAGTTCTGGATTTTCTCTGATCCAGTCACCTATGCCCCGGGTGATACCGGTGATGTTCTTAAACAGTTCGCGCAGTGATCCATCGTTAAGCTGAGTGATTTCAATGGCCACATCTTGAATGCTGCTAATCAACTCTTTTAAATCCCCAGCAGCATTGTCATTCATCACATCTGCTATTTTTTGGGATGCACCAATATCTTCTTTAATTTGTTTATGCAGGTCTTGTAGTTCTCCGGCACCTGCTTTTTTTGTCAGTATCATTAAAGCTGAGACAGCTTCTAAACCCGCTATCTTGGTGTACGCCGCCTGTCTTTGGGTGTCGCCCATATTGGATGTGGCTTTGTCCAAATCGGCAAGGATATCTTGGATAGGCCTTAGATTCCCGAGGGTATCTGCGGTTTCAATATTTAAGCCGGCTAAAGCTTTGCGAGCCATTTTTGGACCCGATGCTAAGCGATTGAAAATCGCTTTTAAACCAGTACCAGCCATGCTTGATTGGATTCCGCTACTGCCTAATTGAGCTGACATTGCTGCGGCCATTTCTAAACTGATACCTAGCCCCTCTGCAACAGGCGCAACGTATTTCATGGTTTCGCCTAACATTACTAAATCTGTATTACCTTTAGTAAATGCAGAAGTAAGGACATCACCCACGCGACCCATTTGACTGGCGTCCAAGTTGAATCCTGAGAGGATATTGGAACCAATATCTGCAGCAGTGGCAATTTCAACACCCGCTGCAGCGGCGGTGGTGAGTATGCCTGGCATTGCCTTTTTTATTGCGTTTGGACTAAAACCAGCCATTGCCAAAAAGCTTTGACCGCTAGCCGCCTGAGTGGCAGAAAATATAGTAGTTGCACCTAGCTCACGGGCTTGTGTTCTAAGCTCAGCAAGCTCTGCTGATGTTTTATCTAAACGAGTCAATGCCTGCACTTTACTCATAGTCGCATCAAAATCCATGCCGACACTGGCAGTTTTTGCGACGGCCAATAAAGTAGCGGTACCTGCTGCAGTGGAAGCCATACCGGCACCGGCCATTGATCCGGCCATGCCTCGGGTACTGCGGTAAGCATCTCGGGCAGTATTTAAGCGTTCTTGTTTTCGCCTGGTTGCATCTAGTTGTCGTTGATGGCCTTCTAATGCGCGGTTACTCTGTCCAATACGGAGGGTCAACTCGCGTTGATTGTCACTCAGGTTTTCAGTGCTAATACCTGCCCTTGATAACTCTTCGCGGGTTTCTCTTAAAGTTTGCAAATGGTTTATGTGCTGCTGGCGTAATCTTTTAGTGGCTTCAGTAGCCTTATCAAATTTACGGATCAGGGCTTTGGTAGGGGTGATCGTTTCTTTTAACTGACGCTTGAGCTGATTGCTGCGCTCTGTGGCTGCGGCAAATTCACCGCGTACATTCTTACTGGCTTTTTGTAGGGCTCTAAAACTAGTCAGGTCATTTTGCTGTCCTTGTAGCTGTTTGAGCTGTTGGCGAGTAGCCTTTAATTGCTGTGCTGTTTTGCCACTGGCTTTGTTAATACTGCGTAGTGGGCCACTGGCCTTATCTATGGTGCTTAAAATCACATCTAAAGATAAGGCTTGGCTCATGCTGTACTACTCCGGTTGGTGACGTTGGCGCGCTTGTTCTCGCCATTGATTGAGTTCGGCTAAACTCATGTTGTCCATTTCAGAAATTGAAAGATGCAGAACCATGGCAATATCTGCCATGGAAGACTCTACGCGATCAGGGAGTCTGGTTTCTCCGGTGGTGCCAAAAAAGCGATCACCTTAGTGCTTAATTGAACTAAATCTGCTGGATGTAGATTATCGATTTCAACCCCAGTGATTGCAGGTGCAGTGATGCGAGGCAGTAATTCTTTAAGAGCGTCAACTTGTACGTTCAATAAATCGGCTAAGGATAAACCGCGTAATTCACCTGCCCTGGGTGTGCGTACTTGTATTTCATCAATGCAGGTATTCCCCCGCTTAATTTGTTCGTGCAGTATCACTGTTTGACGATCTTTGTTATCACTAAAGGTGACTGTTTGTTCGGTTTCAGGTTTTTTAGCTTTCATGTTATTGCGTCCCGTTTGCTGGTTGAAATTGAAGGTTAAGCGCTATTAGATGCCAAGCGCTGTGCGATGCTCTGCCAGGCGGTCAACACCGTCGACAATCTCAATCATGTTGATGATGTCGATTTCTATGATGGTTTCGTTATCAACCACCAATTTGTAATAGCTCAACTCACTAGTCACTTTTTGATCAGATGCTTCACCTTGTTTAGCGCCACCCAAATCAATACTGCTGTGTCTGCCACGTACAATGATTTCAACGGCACTGGTATTGCTGCCATCATCGCGCTGGTAAGATCCTGCAAAGCGTAGATTTACGCCGTCATGCTGGGTGATACCAAACTGTTTAATGGCGTCTACCATCAGGCCACCACAGACCCATTCAAGGGTTAATGCTTCCATTCCCTGATCGGTTTTAATCGGTGCATTCATGCCGCCACCTTGCCAATCTTCCATCTTGCGGGTGAGGGTAGGTAAGGTGACTTCAGAAACTTGCCCAAGATAGGATAGGCCAGCATTGAACAAGTTTAAAAATTTTAATTTACGGGGCAGCATGAGAAATCTCCTGGGTTTTTAAAGGCAAAGTTGCTGGCTGTGTGCTGTGAATTGAATAGTTAAGGGCTGTTTAAGCCGCTATATTGCTGGCTAACTCGACCAGATAGCGGTCAGTGATACGCTGTTTAAACATCAGGTTTTCTAGCGGTGGCACTGGGGTGTAGTCGTAATCTATATACAACTTGCCAGCTTTTAAGGTGTCTTTGGTATTAGCGTCAGGGTCAAACCAGGCGCTGCCATCAATGATGTAACCGTTGCTTTTCAGATCACTAAATTTTGCATTGATGCCGGCAATAATGTCTTTGATCAGGCTGGCATGCATTGGCTTATCCACAGCCCAAAGATGTGCATCTGCAATGGTATCCATCAACACTTGTGCTGTTCGTACATAGTTTTCAAAGGCAAACAGTGGATCACTGGCGCAGGTACGGTTGCCCCAGAAGCGGAAGCCATCTTTGTTGATCAATGCAGTGACTTCGTTTTGGTTCAAATAGCCAGCATCTGTATTCGGGTCTTGCAGATCCCAGAAAACATCGCGGTTTAAACCGGTAACGCCATTAACAGCCACGTTAGATAAGGTTTTATGCCAGCCAATATCGTTATCAATCTTGGCGCGTAGTCCCAGGGCACGAGCAACGGCGCTGAAAGTAGTGGTTGAGCTAGTGACAGTATCCCAACCGGTAAACTCGGGCCATATCACCATGATTTCACGCTGGCCAAAGTTAGCCCGATAGACAACGGCGTCTTCTTTAGTTTTGGCTCCCCAGGCAGAAGCATAAACAAAGCCACGCAGCTTTTGCGCTATGCCAACTAACTCTGCGGCCACAGCTGGCGTGTCTAAATCGGGTGCACCAATAATGCGGGGTTTAACGTTGAATTGGCCCTGGGCGGCAAGTAGTGCCTGCATACCCAACATTTTTCCTTCGCTGTTTACACTGCCAATCACATTAGTGGTGGTAGCCGCTTCGTCAATACCTTCAGCCACACGTACCACTACGCACACGGCATTGGTTTGATCGGCAATAGCATCTAAGGTTTTGGCCAAAGTACCCGTAGTACCGGCTTTGCCTTGAGCCTCACGAACGCTGATCACAAGTTTAGGTGTATCCAAGGGGAAATAATCGGCATCGGCATCATCGGCAGTACAAACAATGCCGATAACCGCAGTAGAAATAGTGCGAATGGAACGGGTACCCTCGCTGATCTCGATGACTCGTGAACCGTGGTGAAAATCGGCTGGCATGGTAAATCTCCTGGCGTTGACAAATAGCTAATTAGCTTTATACATTGCAAGGAGTTTGCCGCGCGCGCGTGGGAATAAGTAGCGGCGGCTTATGTAGGGACGAGTGTTACAAGTGTTTAGAAGTCTTGGGGGCCAAACTTGTCTACGGCGTAGGTATAAACGGCATGTAATGGCCATTTTACTTCTTGTAGGTGTTCGCTCCAAATTTCGGTTACTTGTTCTTGAGTAAAAGGCAGTATCTTGCGAAATTGACAGAGTACATCATGGACTAAGCTAGGGTGATAAATCCAGGGCACACCATGACGCAGCGCACCATCAGGAGTACCGATAGTAAACAGGCCAAAAGGTTGCCACTTGGGTGTGCAACCATCCCAGGAATACTCTGCTGATATGGTTAACTTACCTCCTTTAATTATCAGCCACTTAACATCTTCGCGCTCAAAATCAACATTGTTAAAGTGACGATGTCTGAATTCAAAAGGCTTTTTCAACGTATAAAGATAAGTATTCATTAGGTTATGAGCTCGGTCAGTTGTTGGTTGGCTTCAGTTTTTAGTGTGGTTAATAAAGCATCAATCTGATCAATATCCGTAGTGGCATTAATAGCAGATACAGCACCTGATGTCATCCCATCGATCACTGAGGTTGCCTGGGCAAACCTGGCAGCTTTATCGACTTGGATCTGCGCCAGCACAGTAGCGGTTTCACCTTTCCCTCTGTGCAAAGCTTCGCTATCTAAAATAGCTATGTCACTTGGTCTGGGTGTGTTCTCTAAAATTCGCTCGGCTCTGCGCGATTTTTCTGGCCATGCAGCAGTCTGATAATGATCGGCATCACCGGCGATAGTTTTACGGCATTGTGTGGCAAAACCTTGGATCTTGGCAATAGTGGCCAGCTGCGCATCTGTAAGCTGTGCTGCTGTATCCAAAAGCCATTTAGAACCATTCCAATTTTCAAACATGGCGGGGTCTAGCTTGGTTTTACCGTCCGGGATTGGGCCTAACTCGGTCAATACGCTATGTTCTTTGGTTGCTGTGTCCCAGATATCACCGAGGTTGTTTTCCAGTACTTGCCATTTGTCGGCCTTAAATACACAGACTTGGTTTAGCTTTAACGTGGGTAATGGGGCAATAGTGGAATGAGCAGGTAAGCCGGTATTGGCTTCTATCTTAAGAGTGGTGGTATTGAGGTGAAGGCCGGTTTCCCCGTCAAAATTATGAAGCTCAATATCTTGATCTGTATTCGAGAATTTAAAACTCATTATGCTGCCCTCGTTATGTACATGAATGCTACGTTGCGTGGTCGGGTTTCGATGCCACCTGTATAACTTAAATTCGCGTAAGATTTACCTGTACCCCCATAAGCCCCTTGATAGGAGTTTCTAGGGCTTGCACCTGTAGAGGACCCAATGTTGAGAATTTGGTGGGTATGCGATTTAATATCATCAGCCTGCAAAGACAATAGCGAACGCCCAGCATCCGTACCCTTGCTATTATCCCAGCCACGAATAAATTCACCGCGCAAATCTATTAAAAAATTGCTTGGATACAAGCCTGCTAATATTGGATATGTGACAGGGTTAAAAGCTTGTCCTCTATATTCAAGGCATCCAGCAGGTACCACTGCTGATGGCCACGGAATGGGCGCCCCGACTAGCATTGTGTTTAAGGCAACAACATCTTGAATCACCGCTTGTAATGCATCGTTAACAGCTTTGATTGCTTTTGAGGTAGCGGCGGTTATTTCGCTATCGCTAGCTAAACTGCTGTCTAACTGAACTAAACCTTTTAGGGACGTGCTGGCATCAGGTAACACATGAGTATGATCACTAGCAGCTTTACCATTGACTGCTTGAGACAGCAAACTCAACGCATCATTCACCAGTTTTACAGCATTTGAAGTGGCACCGGTGGTTGTACTGGCAGAATCGATAGCACTGCTCAGCGGTGATGAATTTTCGCTGGCAATACCAGCGATCGCTGCTGCTAAAGATGTTAGATTTGAATCATCAGCTGCTATGCTGCCTTCCAGCAAAACATTATCAATTTGTTGTTTGATCCATGCAGTGCGGTTGGCTAGATTTTTAGCCGATTTGTTGGATATACCTTCTGGCCCACCAATAACCACATCATCAGTCTCAATCTGATATATGCCTGCATCGTAGGTTTTTTGTTCTGCTAAGTTTGCCATGACTATGCAACTCCGTAAGTGTAGGTACCACTGTATTTAATGGCCCCGTTAAAGGTGGCTTGGGCTTCTTCAAAATGCAGTGCTTTCAGTGCACAACGAGCCGGTGCCGTGTTTTCTAACATGCGGCGAATCTGTGCGGCCTGTTGGATGGTGATCGGTTGATTTAAGTAGATGCTATAAAACGAGCCCAGCTCAACATCGCTGCCATAAAGGAAAGATCCATCATATTTAACCTGGCCCTGGTGTTTTCCTGCATCTAGCCCGGTATCAATTCGAATATTGGCAAAACCTACTGAGGCTAATACTCTGCGAATACTGGCCTTTGTGCCTTTCTCTCTGTGTATCTGGCGACTATCTCTAATAGTTTGGCGCTGATTCTCTTCTGACCAATTTTTATCCCATTCATCTACAGATAAAGACCAGGCCAGCCAGGGAAGTAAAGCAGTGGGGCAAGTATCAGGATTGTGTAATTGTTTGATGATCACAGGCAGGTTTAACGCTTGTGCAGTTACTTGTTCCAGGGCGCGTTCTAGCTTGCTGCTGTTGGGTGGCAATACTGACTTAAAAGTTGATTTAAAAGCTGACTTAGATACTGTCATCGTAAATACCCCCATCAACTAAGTTGATGCCGGTGCATATTGCCGCGCTTTGGTTATCAATAATCAGATCAGTAACAGGGATATTGATAGTTACTTTCTCAACACCGCTAACATGCAAAGCTGCAAATATTGCAGAAGTATTTATATCTCGGCCAATGCGCTGCTGGTTGTTGCAGTACTGTTCAATATTGGCCTGGGCGGTAGCTAATGAAATTTGACGGTCGGGCCCCGGGGAAAAATACAAAGTAGCATCCACTTGATATTCAACGATTGCACAAGCCTGAACATTTACCCGATCACACAAAGGTAATACATCATCTTGATTTAGAGCGTTTGCAACAGTATCTATAAGTGTCTGGTCGGCAATTCCATTATTGATGCGTGACAGTATGTAGATATCTAAAATAACAGTACCAGGTACTTTGCGAATAACAGATACATCCAATACATTGCCGTGGGCCGTACGAGCAAAATAGATATATGCGCCATTTGGTCCCGCATTAGTACGGCTCTCCTGGGCGAGCTGGGTGCGTTCACGTAAATCGTCGTCAGTTTCCAGTACCGGTAATATAGGGGGCAGGGCACCTGGATCACCGGCATCTATCACTAAGCGTTGCACACCTTCATTGGCGGCTAAGTGTTGCAGATCATCATTGCTGGCCAGTGCTAACATCACCGCTTTGGCAGAGTTATTTATCTGCTGAATCATCAGCATTTTTGTATAGGCTATGAATTCTAATTGCTTAACTAAGGGCTCGGATTCATGGTTAATAACAGTGCTAAATTCTGGAGCCAGTTCTAAAAAATGTGCCTTAGTCACCGCAAGGGTGGTTTCAAAGTCCAATTCTTCCAGGACATTGGGAACCGGTAATTTTTGTAAATGCAGGGCGTTCTGAATACTCATATTGTTACAACCTAATGCTGACGTTGTTGGGTTGATCATTAGTAGTGCCGGTGATGTCCAGCACCGCACTGCTACCCTGCCGATTAATCGACAAGGCGATTAACTTGTAGCGGGGCTCCCAGCGAATAACAGCAATGGCAATAGCGGCATACAGGCGCAGAATAGTTTTCTGGTTAAGCGGTTGATCAATTAGATCGGGCAACACACTGCCGTATTCACGGCGCATCAATCTAGTAGCTAAAGGGGTGGTTATGATGTCGGCAACTGACTGCTGTATATGCGCAAATTCGCTGTCAATTTTACGTCCAGATTTAACGTTCATTCCGCTCATCTCATCCCCCTGCAAATACATTAGTACTGCCACTGGCAACGGCGCCGCCACAACCAACAGGATCACCAACACGGCCCAGTTGTTTGCCATTGACAAACACTGTGCCGCTGCCACTTCCAAGGCTACTGCTGTGACAAAGGGGAATAGGATTGCAGTGCACTGGCCAGCTGTCGCCCTGGCGATGTACAGCAATACTGTTAACAAATACATCGGGGCTGGCTGATGAGTTACCACGCGGGGGGAAATCCGCATGGCCGGTGCAAGAATCACCTAATCTGGCTACACCGCTCATGGGTTGATATCCACGCGGGGAGCTTGAATCGTTATGTTGCCAGCAGCACTGATAGTTAAATCACCGGCGCTGTGCAGTTTTAAGGTTTTATTGCCCTGGTGATGTTCTAAATAGCTGCCATCGTCAAAAGCGATTAAATCAATGTTGGGGTCTATGCTTGGGGATTCTCGGCCATTGCTGTATAGCATGCCAATGATCATTGCCTGGGCAGGATCGCCCGCTGGACAAGTTAAAATAACCTGTGTGCCTAATCGCAAGGGACGCCAGCGTTTGTAATTGCGGCCAATGTCGGCAGGCCAATCTAGCCAGTTAGTTAATAAATTACCGCTTTTGACTTTTAATTTTCGGGCGCCATGGTCTACCACGGCAATAGTGCCGATACGAATTAGGTTTTCAATGAGTCGTGCTAAATCTGCTGTATTCATAGTGCAATTTTGCACTACGCGCGGGCGCGAAAGCTATGAAGCGTGGGTGTATAGAGGGGAGTTACAAAAATTCAGTTGAGAATTCACTATTAAAAAATACTTTCATAAAATTGTCCGCTTTTGTTTAATTAACAGATAGCAGACATTTCGCGGATTCGAATATAATATTATGAGCTGCGGGATAGGCTCCCTAAACTATTCGATCATGATTCAATAATTGGATCTGTTTCCAATAAATTGAAAGTTTTTTTAATTGGTCTTATTGAAAACTCACAGAATTCTTCTAATAATGTAGCAATATTGATCTTTGTTTCTTCAGTGTTTTTAATGAATTCTTCGAAATTAATCCACGTAACAGAGTCATGATTAATTTGTTTAACATCCCACTCTTGTGTTTTATATGTATAAAAAGCAGAGAATATAATCATTTTTGTTTGTGATATAAATGGGACGATCATACAGTTAGTATCATTCACATTAGGATACTTAGCCTTTAGTCTAATGGATAAAAATTTAAAAGGTAGCTCTACAGTAGAGTCAGCACTAATGGCTACCGAGTAACTTTCTTGAACCGTTGGCAGATCTCGGGTGTGCGTTACAGCCTGGACTGCCAATAATTTTTGCATAAAAGTTCCCGTATTAGCTTTTAGAACACTTCGAACTCGATTCTCTTTTATGATGTTAGCCATATAATCTATATTATCTTTACTGAGGGATCTCCCTATATGCTCGGTTTTCACAGGGAAAGAGGAATCAACTTCTTTAGTCATCTCAATTTCAAATAGTTCTGTTATTTCGTTCTTGAAAGGAAATATTTTAACAAGTTCAACTACGTTCTGAATACATGAGAACGCTTCTTGTTTGCTACAATAAAATTTGGCTTCTTCCTCTACTAACTGTCTGAGCGATTTATGAGAGTCTTTTGATTCTTCTACATCTCCGGCGGTTTTAGTGATTCTAGTAAGGGCATCTACAACATCTTGGCCAATAAAACCGAAAGTTTCTGTGTAGTTTCCTTGCATTACAAAGAAAGGTGTTTGTTTAGGGTTATCTGAGAATTCATCAGACAAAGAGTCCATGATATCTTTATATCGGATATCCTGCTCAGGTCGAGCAATAAATGCGTTCAAGAAACCTAGTGTAAAATCACTGATTTCTTCAGTCTGGTAAGAACTCTGATCATTTTGTGATGAATGGAAAAAGTAGCATTTGTCAAAGCCGCTTTCTGAATTTTGAAGGTATTTTCTAAGAACATCAGGGTCTTTTACATATCGTGTACCTGATTGACATGCATCTACAATCTTGATTGTTACTGAAGCAGATAAACTTTTTAATAAATTATCTAGTTCACTGTTATCTAAGGATGTCTGTCTTAATTTACTGGGCGTGTAATCGGTAAGTACATAGAAAAACTCATCATCCTGGAATAGCCCATGTCCGCTAAAATAGAAGATTACTTCATCAATTTGCTCATCTTGATACTTTTTCACAAATGCGGCTATCTTAGATTTTACACTATTACTTTCGGTATTATCGGTAATAAAAAGGATGTCATTGCATTTGTTTGTTAAGTTACACAGCTCATTTACGGCATTTGCATCTGCTTTACAACCTGGCAAATCATGTACTTTTAAGTAGCTGCTGACACCAATAATTATTCCTAAATTCATTTCGTTTACTTCCTATTTTAACGATGTCACTCAGACTCATAACAAATAATTAAGCTTTCGAAGGCCCATAACCCTCGATCATCAATATAATTTTAATCATTGATATTTAAAAACACAGATTATTACATAAATTCAATGAATTAGAGAAATTATTTTGATAAGTTACTGTAGAAAAGCATGTAAGTACTTCAGTACAAAAAAATCACAGAAATACTTATGTGAGTAATAAAATTAACAATTATGATGTGGCTATTAATGCGGGGATTTTTGAGGTCTATATTGACCGCCTTTGGCATTCATCTTCGATTAAATATCATCATACATAATGGTGTATCCCAGTGGTTCAAGTTATAAAATGTTCATTGCCGTTTACTTTTTGGATAAATGATCTAGCAATCTATCCAAAACCTGTTCTTTATCACTGTCAGTAAAACCTAATAATTCACGTTGCTTATAGCGTACTTTTCGAGAGTTTCTGTGGGCCTTATCCCTTAGCCCTTTTTGATGAACTCTGGCAACACGCGCTACACGGCCAAAGAATCCAACACTGATTTTATCTGCGCTGCTTTTTACCTTCAGATACTTGTTGCGCTTTAGTTTGATGAACATGGCTTTGCGTTTAATCTTGCCTTGCTGGGTGCGACGGGCGGCGTACTTGGTACCGTCAGGGTTTTTCTGTTGTTTGAGACGCTGTTGCTGTGATCGGCGCAGTGCGGTACCTATCTCTTTTGCCAGGTGTCTACGCTCAGCAGGGCTGATTTTCTGTAACAGTGGTTCAACCCATGTTTCTAGCCGGCTTAAATCATCCATGGTTAGTCACTAGTGCTAGACGCAACGGGGAATAGCTCTTTATAGGGATCAGGTTCTAACAGGTTGTGATCAGGTACCGGCTCAGATAAATGCTCAGTGCTGTAGCGGCCCTCGCTATCCTGGCTGACTAGCACGCATTCATTCAGTGGAAAGGAAATTTCCAGGTCAATTTTATCGTTGCTGATGATGTCAGCTTCAAATTTAATATCTTCGGTTTTTAAATCTATTTGATTGAGTCTTAACCAAGCTAACAAAGGCACTATGATGGCGTTTGGGTGCTCCGAAAAATCAGTGACTATGACTTGTAAATTGTATTGATAATTGAAGTTCAGATTAGTCTGTAGGTAAGTGCTTAACTTGCCTGCATCAATATAGATCAGCAGTGAATCTGGGTTGCGCTTTAAGTGACTTATGTTAGCCAGTAAATGCGCCCTTAGTGAAGCCGGTTTATTCACAGCGATTGTCCTGTGTAGTCACTTTGGCAATCAATGATGCTATCCACCTTGGCAGCGCATTGGGCCCAGGCGCCCTCAGTGCGTTGTAGTTTTAGTTCCAGATCGGCATTATTTAGGGGGCTGCTGGGCATCAGGCTGCAAGGGGTCATTATTGGACAAGTGTTGCTGATAAGCATCTGCACCGATGATGAGGGGGCGCTGCTGCAACCGCTGAGTAATAGCAGGCAACTGAGTATCAGCCCAACGTTTATAGTTTTTGTTTTCATTTTTTAAGTTCCTCAGTAATTGCTCACGGCTCGCCAGGCGTTGTTGAATATGGGTCTGGGTGAGGGTTAAGGATTTAAGCCGCTCTGCCTGTTGCTTGGCATTGGACTGTAAAGTAGTAATGACCTGCAGCCTGTCACTGGCAGATTTTTCGGCTTTGGCCAGGCTTTTAGTGGTTTTTAGTTGCTGCTGGTACTGCCAGTAATTAACCCCAGCTGAGAGCATCACAACCACACCCAACACCATCATTAAATATCTCATCAGGCGACCTGCTGAGTAGGTCGATAGCTGTCATGGGCGGCTTTTAACTTAGTATCGTAGCGGTTTTTTTTGTAGCCCGGGCCGTTGTAGCGTCTGGCAAACTCGGCCCAGTTTTTATCTTTAAGTGCCCGATGTAACTTTTTATCAGCCTGCACAAAGCGGGTGAATGCTTGCCAGTGGTTGCCCTCGTTAGCATGCATTAATTCAACAAATTCAAGGGCGCTTTTGTAACCTAATCCCTTCCAGTGGTAGCCCATGATTTGGAATAATCCCCAGCTGCAACTCTCCAGAGCACTCGCCTGATCAATGGTTTTAGCCAGTGACAACCGGTAGTGCTCTTTGCTGCCGCCTTTGTAGCCACCTGGTTTGCTATTAACCAGGTCAGGAAAGTTTTTGATCGTGTCACTGATGGCGATTTTTCCAATGCCGTTCTTTTGCATTTGCCGGCGCATCACATGACGTTCGTATAAGATCTTTGGCCGTCCGTCACTCAAAAAGCCTAAGCCTTTACTCTCGACCTTTTTGATAGCGTGAATACTGGCCATATCTACGCCTAAATCAGCTGCGGCCTGCTCTAGGTCGTTTTGGCTTAACCAACGGCTATCATCACTACTGAGCAACACAGCGGTGGTTTTATCTCCAACAATGCCATCTACAACTAAGTTGTTGGTGCTTTGAAAAGAAATCACAGCATTTAAAGTGGCTTCGTCAAAATAACCACTTTCAACCACTGTAAACCCAGCTAAGGTTAATCGGTGTTGTAAGACTTTAACGAGGGTGCCGCTATCACCTAAGATTAAGAGCATGATGTATTCTCCCTGGTAAACTAATTAATAGCGCTACGTTGCCACGACAATACAAAACGGCAAAAGCCAGTATGTAAATCACTGTTAACAGAGCGCTGGGTAATTGAGTGGTACGAATCAGGCCGGTTAGTATTCCCAAACCTAACGCACCGTTTAGCACTACAATAATGTAGGCAATAAATGAGTAATGGACTTTAAAAGAGGAGCTACCCCGGCGGTAAAATAACAGCCGAAAACAGGTGGCCAATAAAAAGACACTGAACAGGATATCTAATAAATTCACTTGGACTTCCCCCGTAGTAGGTTGATCAAATTCGCGCTTTGGATTTGTTCCATGCCCTTTAAAGCAATGGTGATGCAGAACAAACTTGCCACAAACCCTGCCAGTGCAGTTTCTGCAATGGGTGTGTAAGCCTGGACTACCGGCACTAACAGATAGCCCATGATTAAGCTGATCAGCAGATAGATAAAGCGGGTGAATTTACCCAGCTCTTTAGAGTGCATAACAAACAGTGTGGCGCCGGCGAAGGCACCAATTAATGCGTTACCATCAATAGCCGGTAAAAAGCTGGCCAGACCAATGCCAGTGGTAATCACTGCTGTAGCGGTTGTACTAGGTTCAGCCATTGTTCGTCTCCATTAATCCCATAACTGTAGGCTCTGTTTAACGGGTGTTGCACTGGGTATTGGTGGTAATTCTATTAAGGTGTTTTCTGCAATGATGGCGCCGAGTTCTGCCAACTGCGGGTTGGCCTGCATCACAATTTCGGTAGTTAAATGTGAGCTGCCATAGTGCCGGTAACAAATCAGATCAAGGGTGTCGCCTTGCACTGTCCGGTATTGCATCAGATCAGTTCTATGGTTGATTGCGGCTGGCCGAGAATACGGCGTATCGCCAGTATTGCCTGGCGCCGGTAATCATCAATAGTGGCTTGCATTTCTTCGGCCTTGCTAACCCCTGATCCACTGCTGTCATAATCCTGGTAGCGTTCGGTTATCTCTGCTTTAGCGAAACAGTACACCGCCCGCTGGTAGTCGTTTTCGTGGATGCTTTTACCGTCGATCTTATCTGCAGGAACATCTGCTAAAAGGGCGTAGCCATTTTCAATCTGCAGGTTCTTCCAAGTTGCAAGATCGGTATTTACTTTTCCCATCGCATCAATCAATGCCTGGCGAATCCGAGGGTTAGTAACAGCGCTATCAAGGCGCATCAGCTCGCGAAATAGCCCCGGGTCTATCTGGGTAAAAAAATCAGCATTGCCTATTACAGTGTCTTCAGTACAGGCGCCGGCGGCGATAAATCCACTCATCTAATTAACTCGCTAGTAAGTCAGACGGTGGACGTTGTGCGCAACAGTCTATAAATAGCTATTTAACACAACGTGCCGTCTGGGTGCGTGGGACGCTCGGTTAAGAGGGGTTAGCCTCTGTGTCTGTTTGATCCTGCAACTGCTTATTGATGGACTTTATATCGGTTTTCACACCGCATTTATCATTCAATGACAATGCGATTTCAAGATGATCAATTGCCAATTGCAGTTGATCATCAGCCCGGTAGCCCAGGCCTAGGGCTTTTTCTAATTTAGCTTTTACCTGGTCAGGATAATCAGCACCAGATAACAGGCTGTGTGTGGTGATTAAATCCGCCAGTGGTACGACTTGGCTGTCTGTAGATTTTAAGGCAGCTGTAGCGATTTCTTCAGCAATCACACAAGCGGTGCTGCGCTGGAATGTGTCCGGCATATCCAGATTATGTTCAAGTGCGTATGCAGCAATCTTTAGTGCGATTTCGAACAGGCCAGCATCTATGCTCCACAACATCACAGTGATTAATACTTTATCTGGCTGGCCGCTTCCCGCCTCTAATACGCCTTGAATATAGGGGGTATAGACAGGCAAAAACTCGACTTTTTTGACACACTTTTTAGTCACTGATTGAATAGATTTCAGCTCTAAAGTATGGGCATGCAGCTGCGCCATCATCAAATCATATTGATTAGCATCTGCCCTTACTGTGTCGTCTTGGCCATTGGCTGCTTGCTCAGCGGCCATGACTTTTTGAAAATGATTTTTAGCTAAACTCATAATTCGCGCCCCGTATTGCTGTTTAGGTTTAGTAGCTGTTTAAGCTGTGAATTGAATATTCTCGATCAGACAAGCCATTTGATAATCTTCGATTACATAAGCATCGTTTGACGATTCGTAGTTCTCGATGCGATCGCGTTTCGGGTTTTCTTCAATGTGGCGGCGGCGCGCGCCTTCCTGGAAGTAGATTGAAAGGTTATCTAAGCGAGTGATAAGGATTTTCCCGGGTGGGAAAAATGGCACACGTACCGCACCTAAACCGCCAACACGCTTCTGAGAGATGATCATATCTGTGGCTAGTACTTCAGATGAGGGCTGCGCCTGGTTGACCAATGGGAAGTATTTATCATGCAAAATGTCACGGCCCATGATTGCTACCAGCTCAGTATCTTCACGGAACCAAGGTTCAATCAGGTTGTTTACGGCATCCATGACAACGGCATCAAGATTTTCATAGTCGCCGTTGGCTAACACAGTGACTTTGCCAGGCGTAGCACCACCGGTTAGGACTCTGGCAGAGGCATTAGCCCGCATATGCTGTAGCCAACCTATGTTGACATCTTGCAGTAACGGGTTTGTACCTCTGTTACTGTCAGCGGCATAACTGGTACCGTTGAAAGCAATAGTGATCCGGTCTAAGGCTTGGCGCTTTAAAATCACATCGCGAACCAAGGTTTGAAAATTAGGGAATTTAGCCCACATATCCAATTTTGCATAAGTGATATGGGTATCACTGTTGTTTTTGCGGCATTGATATTCGTTCTTTTCCAGGTTAGTCGGGTCAGTCGTTTGTCGGTCTTTACTGCTGGTATCAGTGTTGCTGGCAATAGGACTGCCGATACCAAGGCCTACTTTCTGGCCGCTGGCCTCATCAACAGGGATGATGTTGATACTTTGTAGGAATGCGGATGTCTCCTGCATTCTGGTTTCAAGTGTCTGTTGTACAGTAGGCTGAACATTAAAACTTTTTGATGGATCTACCACAGCATTCAATGCTGCAATCGCTGACAAATATTGTGCATAGGCTAGGCGGGGTGGGGTGCGCATGATGTATCTCCGTCGATATTTTTACAAAGTAAAAGGGTTAAGAACCTTGGTTCAAGCAGATTTAACAGTCGGTTTTAACTGAGCCGTCACCACCTGCAGCTGTAGGGCGTTGTCGTGAGAAATCGGTGTTTTCAAACTCGGTTTTAAAGGCACTGAATGCCGTATCCGATGCCACTAGCTTGGCTGCAAATTGGTCAAACTGTTTTGAGATGGCATCGTATTTATCAGCGGTTTGGCTGAACTGGGAAAACTTGTTCTGCAGCTCAGAAACCACGCTGGCGATTTCTTCAATGGCACCATGCATTTCTGAAAACTGTGCACTTTGCTGTTTGTTGGATTTACTGAACATGGCTTTTACTTTTTGCAGTAAGCCAGGTTCATCAGCAGCATCATCTTCACTAAATTCAAATGTGGTTTCAGTGGCGGCAGTGAACAAATTGTTAGGGTTTTGTTTACGGCCAGACAGTGGGCTGTCTCTGGCAGTAGATGAGAACTGCAGCATTTCAGTGCCAAGGGATGCGGGGGAATCTGTAACAGCTAAACCAACTAAATAGGCTCGTTCTTTACCGGCAAAATCTGGCTGCACTTCCATAGAGGTAAACAGCTTCTGACCTTTTTCGTTCAGTGCCAGCAGCTGCGAATTTGGGTTGATTTGCGCCAGTAATGCCAGGCGTTTTTCACCGTCAAGTTCAAATTCTTCGGTTTTTAGTTCCAATACTTTGCCGTAATTACCAAAGCCACTTTCAGGCCCATAACCGCGGATATGTTCGAGGTTGATCTGTGCGCAGTATTTTACTGGGTTGTAACTCGCGGCCATTTCTTCTAGCCATTTTCGTTCAATCTTACGGCCATCGGTAGTGTCGCCTTCAACGGCAATGCGTACGAATTTACTTTTTAACATGGCTAGCCTCATCACATAGAAATTGAAATTTGTTGGTTAAATCAGTGTTTCAATGTGATCTATGATTAGTCAGCTTGTGTGTGAGAACAATGTGGGCAGGTTGTACAAATGATTGATACAGGAGGGATAAAAGCAAGTGTTGCACTTAGTCGATAATCTAAGCCTATGAACGCAAAAACGCAACGGCTGATAGCTGAAAAACCGGACAATGATAATCGACGCCAGGCAAAGTTTTTGTATTGGCAGGGGTTTCGTGTCGTTCGCATATCAGAGATTTTACAGGAAAAAGAAACCACTATTCACAGCTGGAAAAACCGTGACGGCTGGGATAAAAGTAAACCTATAGACAGGGTAGAAGGTACCTTAGAAGCACGCTTGATTCAGTTGATTATCAGAGAAGATAAAGACGGTCGCGATTTTAAAGAAATAGATTTATTGGGGCGCCAGGTTGAGCGCTTAGCCAGGGTAAGGCGTTATCAACAACCAGGCGGGCACGAAGGCGATTTAAACCCCAAAGTAGCCAACCGCAATGCCAAACCAAAGAGAAAGGTACTGCGAAATAACTACTCAGAAGAACAGGCGCAGCGTTTACGCGATGCGTTCATGGATGAGTTATTTGATTATCAGAAAACCTGGTACCAGGCCGGTTTAGAATATCGAATCAGAAATATTTTAAAATCCAGACAGATTGGTGCCACTTACTATTTTGCCCGGGAGGCATTATTAGATGCGGTTGAAACTGGCCGTAATCAAATATTTTTATCTGCATCTAAAGCCCAAGCGCATGTTTTTAAACAGTACATATTCAACTACGCCTCTGAAGTGGCCGACATAGAACTAACCGGTGATCCCATCGTTTTACCAAACGGCGCCACCATGTATTTCCTGGGTACCAACGCCAGAACCGCACAGAGTTACACCGGTAATTTATATTTTGATGAGTACTTTTGGACATATAAATTTCAAGAGTTACGCAAAGTTGCCTCCGGCATGGCCATTCATAAGAAATGGAGACAGACCTATTTTTCTACCCCATCCAGTCTAAGTCACGATGCATATCCGTATTGGTCAGGTGAATTGTTCAATAAGGGCCGGAGCAAGATGGATAGGGTAGATATCGATCTAAGCCACAAGCAGTTAAAAGGCGGTTTCTTATGTGCCGATGGTCAGTGGCGACACATAGTTACTGTTGAAGATGCTATTGCCCAGGGGTGCAATCTATTCGATATCAGCCAGCTGCGAATGGAATACAACGATTTAGAGTATCTGAATCTGTTGATGTGCGAATTTGTCGACGACAACGCCAGCATCTTTGGTTTGATGATGCTGCAGCGGTGCATGGTTGATAGTTGGGAGGAGTGGACCGACTTCAAGCCATTCGCCCCACGGCCCGTTGGCAATCAGGCAGTTTGGGTGGGCTACGATCCAAACGGTGAAAATGAAAATGGTGATAACGCCGGTTGTGTGGTGATACTGCCAGCATCAAAACCCGGCGATAAACACAGAATCATTGAGCATCACCAATGGCGCGGTTTAGATTTTGAATCCCAGGCCGAGCAGATCAGAGAGATTACAAAGCGCTATAACGTGGCGCATATCGGTATAGATACAACTGGATTAGGTTCAGCCGTATATCAATTAGTCAGAAAGTATTTCCCCGCGGTGGTGCAGTATCAATACACGGCAGAGTTAAAAGTTAACTTAGTGATGAAAACCTACAACATTATCAGCAAAGGGCGTCTTGAATTTGATGCCGGCAGCACTGACATCGCCCAATCATTTATGGCCATTCGCAAAACCACCACAGCATCAGGAATGAAAATGACCTTTAACGCCGGGCGTAATAACACCACCGGTCATGCCGATCTGGCCTGGGCGACTATGCATGCCTTAGATAAAGATCCACTAGACGGCGGCACCAATACAACCAGTAACAGTATTTTGGAGATATTCGAATGATTTCAGCCAATATAGGCCAGTCAGCAACTACACCTAAAGTCACATCAGATAAAGGCAGCATGGCATTCACCTTTGGTGATCCGGTTCCGGTATTAGATAAAATGGATTTGATGGGTTATATCGAATGTGTGCAGATGCAAAAGTGGTATGAGCCACCAATATCTCTGGATGGTTTAACCAAGTCGCTAACTGCAGCAGTGCATCATTCGAGCCCCATATTCTTCAAGCGGGATATATTGGCCAGCTGTTTCATCCCTCATAAGCTTTTAAGCCGCGATGCCTTCAGACGCTGGGCGCTAGATTATCTGGTGTTAGGTAATGGCTATCTTGAACTCAGAGAGGGCCCTTTTGGCATGCCGTTACAGCTAAACCCATCGCTAGCTAAATATCCCCGCCGAGGTATTGAATTAGATGAATACTGGTTTGTAAAAGGCTGGCAACAAGAACATCAATTCCCCAAGGGTAAGGTACACCACCTGATTGAAAACGACTTAAACCAGGAGATTTACGGCGTGCCTCAGTATATGTCAGCATTAAACAGTGCCTGGTTGAATGAGTCAGCAACCTTGTTCCGTAGAAAGTACTATCAAAACGGCAGTCATGCCGGTTTCATCCTCTATTTAACAGATACAGCTCAGAGTGATGGCGATATAGATAACCTACGCAAAGCACTAAAAGATTCTAAGGGCCCAGGCAATTTCCGCAATTTGTTTGTCTACTCTCCTGGAGGGAAGAAAGACGGCATGCAAATAATACCGGTCAGTGAGGTAGCGGCCAAAGACGAGATATTCAACATTAAAAACGTAACCCGCGATGACATGCTGGCAGCGCATCGGGTACCGCCACAACTGATGGGCATCATTCCAACTAATTCAGGTGGCTTTACTAGTCCAGATATAGCAGCTCAAGTATTCGCCAGGAATGAACTTGAGCCGCTGCAGAATAAGTTTTTAGAATTGAATGATTGGATGGGAAAGGAGGTTGTTAGATTTAAGGATTATGATATTTAAAGAATTGATAGAGTACAATTACAGTCTCTTTAAAGGGGCTGGCTTATCGCTTTTTATAGATAATATTTCCATTAACAATTGCTTTCCATGAGGAGTCAAAACTAATAATGAATCGTCATCAGATACAATTATCCTTAGCGCTAGCAACTGGATGTGGATTTGATGCCAAGATTTATCTGTAATTATATCTGCATGATCTTGTTTACTTTCCGTAGCTAAAATTTTCTGTAAATCATATTCACTGGTAGGCGTAAGTAAATAAGGTCCTATTAGTTTAATAATATCATCCCAACTTATGACGTAAGACCAAGATTTTTCTTCATAAGTATTATGCCTAGAATCATAAACTTCGCTTGCCCCATGGATTGTTAACTCTTCATCCCCTTGTGCAAATTTGTTAGTGTCGGTAATACTGCCTGGTTTAGATAATTCCAGCTTGAGTTGATCATTCTCAATCCTTAAATTATTTATTTGTTCAAGAACTTCTATAGAACTTCCTTGATCGGCTCTAATCCAGCCAATAGCAGGGAACATTTTAATCATTTTATGAATGCTGAGAATGGCTTTTGAAGATAATTCACTACTGTTTGACCAAGTATCAGTGAGTCTACTCTGCTGTACTTTATCCCTGAATTTATCTAGTTTTGCTCTAGATTCAGGGTTAAGTTCGCTTTTATCTGCAATTACCGATCCTATGTTTGAATGAAGCAAGGCAATTACAGGAATTCCCTTACTGACAGCATAATCATATTCCATTTCGGTAAAGCTAATTCCTTGATCACTCGTGGATCCATACCTAGCACCAATTATAAGGAGATAGTAATCACAATCATCAATCACTGTCTTAATAAAATCGAATTGCGCTATGTCTATAGCCCCAAATAACTCCATGCCTGCTGGAATACAATCTAGTGCCATTAAATTTTTTGTTACTTCTTGTCTCTCTTCTTTTAAATCTAGGTATGTTGAACTAACAAAAACTTGATACCGCTTATTCATCTCTATAATCCTTTAAGATAATTTGCTTTACTTAAAACCCCGCCGCGCAATCAGCCCCCCCCGCCTGCGCTTCGTTTATGAGCCCTTTTTACTTGCAATAGTTGTCCACAGCTTAGACCTGATGATTGCTTGTGGTCTAAGTAGATTTAAGCAGTTCTAAATCCTCGCAAAAACATGCAGTTATAGCAATATATTTAATGATTTATCTGATTTTCATGTTTGTTGGATATCTCTTTATATATTTTTGGGTACCGGAAAAGAGTTGCAAAGGTTGCAGGCGGATTTTTGTCTAATTAACTAATTGTTTTTATTGGTTTAGTAGGGTGTTTTTCTGTTACAACAAAGAGTAACAATGAGTTGCAGAAAGAGTAACAAAAATATAACCGCCTGATTTATAAGTATAAAATATTATAGAATTGTTACAAAAAAAAGAGTTGCAGAAATACTGTTTCGGTACGTATTTGTTACTCTTTATATATAGTAATTAAGTAATATATATCATATAGTTATGCAGATATTACGAAGTCTGCAACTCTTGCAACTCTTTTCCAGAGGTCAAAAAAATATTCACAGCACAGGTACTACGAGCGTGTGTGCGCGTAATAGCTTGTAAGTATGATACAAGGCTAACTTGAACCTTATTTTCTAGGACTTGAACAGGCAGGGGCGGATTTTCAACCAGAAGTTATTCTAATATTCGAATAACTGGATTCGGTCAATTCCAAGTTATTTTGTAATGGGGGTGGATGAGGAAGTGGGCGGCCGGAAGCGGACATTTTTGTACTTGTAACTATTCCCTCGACTAAGCTCATGCCATTCGCTAGTAGTTAACTTCGAATAACAGATTTAAATTAACGGCGATTTTCCTACAGAGGACTTTTGCCTCATTAGTTCATGCTCATGTTGAGCGTATAAAGTCCATTTAAGTGACTCCTTATAGCGGCACTTGATGGTAGGCGTTAGCCGCAAAAAAAGGAATGAGTACAATGGAAAATGTTCATTTTTACTTTGATGAAGCCGGTGAAAAAGGATTTCTTGAAGGTGTCTTTTCGAATGAAGCATTTGGCCTTATCGCTGGCATTGCTTTACCAGCGCGTAACGTAGCCAAAATGAATGAAGATTTACGAGAAGTATTTAGTAACCTCAACTGTGATGGGGTTGAAAAAATACATGCGACTGAAATCTTTAGAAATGGAGCTAACCAAGAAACAAAAGAGGCTCTTTTTGAATATCTATCAAGAAAAGATGAGTGGTTGCTAGTTTATGAAGCCATGTATCCACAGGGCTACATGAACCTAAAAAAGAGTCAGCCAGTGCCACAATCGATGGAAGACCCAAAATACAAAAGAACTAAAAGAAAAAATAAAAAGCGACTTTATAATGAAATTCTTAGATGCGCTATAGTGAAGCTTGATGAAATTTGTAAATTAGAAGATTCTACCAATCTACAAATGATTACAGATACTATGGATAACAAGCTATTAAAAGAAGCAATTGCCGAACTTGAATATTTGAAACAAGATGAGCATAAATTGGTGTCGAGTGCCTTTGATACTGAGCAGAATAAAGTTGTCTACAGAACCATAACATCTAAAATTGAAAATCCCGAGATACCAGTTAAGAATATCAATACCATTGTGATTGAAGAAACACCTTCTTTCATTACGTTAGCCGCTGACATTGTAACCAACTCACTTTACAGGCATTTAACATTCAAAATACTGAATAATGGCTACATACGTTTGCATTCCAACGAAGCTACCGATGGCTTTAGAATTGAATCGAAAATTGCCTTTAGAGATGATCGTTACATAATGGACTCATTGTACAATCCGACATTCAGCGGCTAATGCAGCTAGCATAAAAGCAGCGCGGTTGATTAGAAGCGTTGACCCCACAAAGAAGAAAGAGCATGGACGAAATAGAAAGCATAATAAGCCGGTATGACGAAACATACGTCAGTGATAGTTTGAAATCGCTCGAAGATATTAACAAGTTTACCGGTACTTTTGTTAAGGATGTGGCTGAGATTTATGACTGCATCACAAGGATACGAAACATTGAGCGCAACCCAACTGGGTTCGGTTTAGAAGATGCACCTATATTGGGTTTGTTAACTAGGATATGGAAACTGCTTAAAGAAATTGTAGTCTATTACGAAAAAGATAACGCTGAAATTATTAGTATATTAGAAAGACCGTTAATCGAAGCTGCAATAACGGCAGAATACTTATTGCTTAGTGATTCGTCCGTAATTGAAGACTACAGAAAGTGTTCATATAAAGGGCGGCTTAGAATTCTCCGAGAGTTAAAGGAGGGCTCTGTATTTTTTAATACGAAGGCAGGGAAAAGGCTGCTGAAATCCGTACAAGAAAAAATGGATATTGAAGGGTTCTCTGAGGATGATTTCAAAATACAAAAGAAGAATCATTGGAAGCTACAAGGGAAAAATTTCTTTGATATATTCGCGGAAATTACAGACGGAGAGCTATACAAATACACTTATGGGATGATGTCTGAAACCATTCACGGCTCTTGGAACGAATCTATGGATTGGTGTCTTCAAAAGAATGAAGATTCAACTTTTTCCGTTTTTCCCTTTTATCACGAAGCCGATGTAAGGTATATCTGTCCGACACTAAAATTTTGTAATGAATCATATAGACTCTGGCTAAAACGTATTGGTTGCGAAGATGAGAATCTGATTAACGTTCTCGACTGGATTGAAAGGGTTAATAATAGAGTTTTTATGATATTTGATGAAAAATATAATGGTCCAAATGGATTACAATGTGAAATCTAACAGCCATTTAGGCAGTGACATAGCTTCGCGCCGCTCGTGCTACCAGAGTTAGTTTCAAAGGAGGTTCTATATTGAAATTTGAGAAATTAGATGGATTTAACAGCTATTATGATGAGGAAGATCAACCTCTAGAATTTTGTTCTGATAGAAAAACTATCCACTACAATGAAGTTAAGATTGTTCTAAATAAATTACCTTATTTGAAAAATTCTATAACGGATGTCATTTATTTTACTACAGCTGCTGTAGTAATAATTAATGACCATATATCTGTAGCAAAAAGTAAAGGTGAATCAACAGTTACAATTAACCAACTTGGCCGGTTTAATAGGGGAAAGTTACCAATAGGTAAAGGAACCAAATTCCAATACTCATCGGCTGAGCACTTTTTTATTCCTGGCTTAATAATAGATTTTCCTTCAAATGGCTATTTAACACCGGTGTATTTTAATCATAATGTATTAGTTAAATACCAACATGGTGCTGGATACAATGTCAGCTTAACGACAGAGTCTTTTGGTCTTGTTTCTATTTCTGGCGGGGCTAGCTTCCACTATGGTATCAACAAATCAGGCAATGTAATTATGTGGCTGGGGGATCTGGTCAAGCTAGATGAGCGGGAACTCTTGTATCTTTATTCAGAAAATATAGCGCCGCAATATGACTTGCATTCCGATTTTTATGACAATCAAATATTAAATAAATGGCTCTAATATCGTAGTTTCGAGAAGCCCAACAAGTCTTTAAACAGGAAAAAAACAGTTGGCCTGTGCTCTTTTATTGCTTAAAAGTCATCTGCCTCGAACCAATCCAGACACTGGTACATTAACATAATGTAGTTGTTTACACTTTCAACCTTCATCAATTTAATGTTTGGGCCTAATCGATAATTTAAAAGTGTAGGACCTACTGAAGTTTATCGGTATCTTGTAATCCATTCAAATAATCAGCCCAAGCCTGCATCATTTCAGCTCGCTGCTTTAAGTGCTTAGTTCTGTTGTATGCCCTGCCGTTAACATCTTTGACAGTGTGGGCCAGCTGCTGCTCTATAATCTCAATAGGGTAGTGCAAGACCTCATCAAGTAGCGTTCTTGCAGTTGCTCGAAAACCATGAGGTACAAGCTGTTCTTTGGTGTATCCCATGCTTCTTATGGCTATACGTACGCCGTTTTCTGACAAAGGGCGACTGAATCCACGCTGTGAAGGAAAAACGTAGTGTGCGTTGTCTTGCCAGCCTGTGATCTCATGCATTTCTTTTAGTATTAAAGTGCTTTGCCTGGTCAAAGGGATTATGTGATCAGTGTCCATTTTCATTATTCTGGCTGGAATCTCAATTCTATTTTGATCCCAATTAATAAAGCTCCATTCAAGTTGCCGTAATTCACCTGGTCGGCAAAAGAGCTGTACAGAAAGTTTTAGGGCAGATATAACTATCATGGAGCCGTTGTAGTGATCGACTGCTTTTAGAAATCTACCTAACTCTAATGGATCTGTAATAGCGGGGTAGTGGGTTTTCTTGTTAGGCTTAAGCAGACCTGTCAGATCATTTACTGGGTTTCTCGTGGCTTTATCCAGGGGAATTGCATAAGCGAATACTAAGCCAATATATTGTTTGCACTTATGGGCTAGGCCTACAGTGAAGTCAGTTTGTATCTTGGTTATGACAGAGTATAAAAATGCGGGTTCGAGTGTGTGTAACGGGGAGCTACCTATCTTGGGGAAAACAATGCGTTTCATCCTGCTCTCTACGGCATCCCAGTAATCGGGACTCCAAGATGCTCTTTTGAATTCAAGCCAATCTATTGCAACATCTCTGAAAATAATTGAATTATTGACGTGTTGGGTGATTAGCTCTTTTTTCTTTTCTAAAGCTGGGTCAGCACCGGTGCTAAGAATTGCTTTGTGCTTGTTTCGTTCCAGTCGTGCATTTTTGAGGCTTAAATCTGGATAAGCACCTAAATGGATCTCTTTGCCTTTCTTGCAAAAGTAATAGCGATAGACAAAGTACTTTTTCCCATTCTTCTTTACTACGACTGCTAATCCCTCGCCGTCAGTCACTCTGTAATTCTTTTCCTTGGCTTTTAACGCTTTTAACTTTATGTCTGTTAATTGCATGATAATACTCAAATAATCCATTATTCGTGGGGTACAGATCTCACCAGAATTAGAATACCCCATGAAATACCCCACGAAAGTTGTGGATAGCTCTGAACAGGTGTGAATAGGTCTGATGTGAAAAATGCTTAAGAATTAGGAGAGTATAGGTGTTTTGAATAGGTCTGAACAGGTGTGAATAGGGTGATTGGTGGGCCCAGAAGGACTC